TAGGAGGAGACAAAATTATGGCAGATCCAAAATTAATCAAAACACCAGACATGGGCGAAGTACAAGCAAAGGACTTTGTGGAACAATTTTCCAAAAGTATCACAAAATTAACTCAAGCATTAAGTACTACACGTCCACAAGCTATGACACAAGGAAACACTATCCAAATGTACAAGTTTACAACTGATATGGCTAGCACAACAACCGTTGGCGAAGGCGAAGATATCCCATTGAGTGGAGTTAAGCGTACAAAAGACCGTTCCTTTACTGTAAGTTTTGAGAAAGCACGTAAGGCAGTATCCATTGAAGAAGTTCAACGTGTCGGATACGATATGGCAGTTTTACAATCTGATAAGCGTATCTTACGTGAAATTCAAAAAAATGTTCGTAAAGGTTTCTTTGATTTCTTGGCAACAGCACCAACAGATTTAGGTGCTCAAGGCGGTTTACAAAATGCGATTGCTCAAGCAGTAGGTAAGTTACAAGTATTGTTTGATGATGACGCAGTAGACACAATCGTGTTTATCAACCCAATGGATGCAGCTAAATATCTAGGTGCAGCAGATATTACAAATGGTGCAAGCGTTGGCTTTGGTTTAACATTACTTAACAATTTTATGGGTGGAGTTACATTGATTATGAACTCCAGTGTTCCAGAAGGTACATTCTATGCAACTGTTAAGGATAACATTAACTTGATGTACTTAGATACTAACGGCGAAAGTCGCAAGTTATTTGAAAACAAGTCAATCACTACTGATGAAACAGGCTTAATTGCTTTAGTTCGTGATGACAATACAACAAACTTAACTAACCAAAGCACACTTTACTGGGGCATTAAGATTTTCCCAGAAGTCGCTAACGGTGTAATCAAAGGAACTTTAGCAGAACCAGTTAAAGCTAAATAACAGAAAGTAGGTTGATTTTATGGAGCTATCAGACTTAAAAATCATGTTGGGGCTATCAGATGAAAATAAGGAGTCTGATAGTCTCTTGCAATTGATTATTAAAAATACAGAGTTGTCATTGCGATTTAAGCTAGGTTTAAAGTCTGGCGAAGATATACCTAGTGAATTATCATATATACCTTTAGAAGTCGCTATACGTCGTTTTAATCGTATTAAAAACGAAGGCATGACGTCATACTCTCAAGAGGGCGAGTCTATCACGTTTAGTAATAACGATTTTGACGCATTCGAAAGCGATATTGAGGAGTACAAGCGTAGAAACAATTCAGATGGATTGTTATATATGATTGACCCTTACAGGAGGTATGACGTATGAGATTTGATACTTTAGTTAGTTTCTATTCTGAAAGTCAGAAACATTATGATCCATCAACGCATGGATACGTTGGAGGGATTGATTTCCTTGGAAGTTGTATGGCTAACGTTACAGACATAGGAACTAACAGAGCTATCCAGTTGTTTGGTAAGTTTGATGTTAATAGCCTAGTTATCAGAGTTCCTGAATTGCCTTATCAGAAATGGGCATTTATCACGATTGGAAGTTCTGAAACTAAATATCGACTCCAGACAATGCGACAAACTCAGAAAATGGCAACTCTAATTGTTGGGGAGGGCTAGGGTATGGCACGTAGGATTAAAATTACCGGTGTCAAGGAACTAAAATCTGCATTAGAAGGGAACGTATTACGTTTTCCGAATGAAGTTAATCAAATTGTGGCAAAACATGGAGCTAACTTGCAATCAACGACTATGAGTAACATGGATAGAGCTTATACAGGACATTGGGAGTGGAAGAAGGGCAAAGGACGTGTTTTTGTTAAACCAACAGGAGCTACAAAACGAAGTGTTGCCTTACGAAAGACAAATTTCAAAGCCGAAGTACAACCTAGGACTAAATATTTTCCATATTTGGAATACGGTACTAGGTTCATGGCTAGACGTCCTACATTAGGTCCAGCGTTTAGCAAGATAGAGCCACAATTTCGTGGAGATTTAGAAAAGTTATTTAAGTAGGTGGAATTATGACACCAGACCAATTAATTTATGATTATATTTTTCAATTATCGTTAAATTCTGGATATACCACATACGATCATTTACCACTAGAGAGTGAAAATGCACCGTATCCGTTCGTTATTATTGGTTCAGTACAAACACTGCCGGTTATAACTAAAAACGCAGTACAGGGGCAAATAGTGGCTAATGTAGACGTATGGGGAGATGGAGAAAGTCGTTTTGAAGTTTCCCAGATGATGAACGATATTTTTATTCAATGTATGCAACCAATCAAATTAGGAGATACGTTCGTTAGGTTACGTATAGATCAATATGAAAATCAAATAATTCAAGATACAAGCGTTCCAAATACCGTGTTAAATCATGGCATGATGACGTTTGTTTTTAATTTAAGTTAGGAGAGTGAATAAAATGGCTAAACCACAAGTTTTGCAAGGTATGGATACCTTGGCATATATTCGTTTGTTAAAAAATGCAGAAAAGGAACAAGGACAATTAATCCCTTATCAAACGTCCTTATCCTTTGACCCACAACGTGATAATGATACAACTCAAACAAAAGATGGTGCAGTTGGTATCTTAAACTCATTAGAAACAAAAATCGAAGTGGAATTTGTAAACAACATTTCTAAAGTTTCTGATGATTTGTATGATGCTTTAATCCAAAATGAAAAGGTTGAAATTTGGATTGTAAACATTTCACGCAAGAATTCAGGAGGCAAAGTATTTGCTTGGTATGCTCAAGGGTCAGTAACCGAAGATAGTAACGACAACGACCCAGACGACAACTCAACACGAGATGTAACATTTAGTGTTGATGGAACTCCACAACGTGGGTGGTTAGAATTGCCAGACAATGCAAAGGAAGAATTAGCATACGTATTCCGTGGATTGGGTATTGTATCTGGATCTGATGGAACTGGAAAAGGTACAGCTTGGAAAGACGCAGACCGTGGGACAGGATCAACAAATGTTGTGAAAGCTTAAAGGAGATTAGCAGATGAAAATTAAGATTAAAAATACAGAATATGAACTAAATTTCGGCATCCGTTTTGTTCGTGAACTTGACAAAGTGGCAAGCGTATCAAATAACGGAGTTTCACTTGGTATGGCTTTAATGCGAACTTTACCAGCGTTACAAACATACGACCCAGTGGCATTGTGTAATGTGATTTATGCATCAGCGTACGATAACAAGCCACGTCCAAGTATGAAAGATGTAGAAACATTTATTGACAAGGAAGTATCCTTTGAAGATTTAGAAAAGTATTTTGACGACATTCTCAAGCAAATTAACGAAAGTACGGCTACAAAACTTGTGGCAAAAAACCTCAAAGCCTAGATACTGGAGATACAGGACTATCAAGCGAACAGATGTATCACGAAATAGTCCTAAACTCTCTAGCATATCTAGGCTTAGTTAGTATGCGAGAGATTGAGAAGATGACGTTTGATGAGTACTTGATACGCTTAGAGGCGTTTCAACTTAGGACAATCAAACGTAACGAAGAATTGGCTTATCAAGCGTGGCTTAATCAACAAGTGCAAGCAACAACAGGCAGTTCTAAAAATCCTAAGCCTAAATTTAGGAAGTTTGACCAATTCTTTGATACTAACAAGATGATTGATGAAGTTAGAGGAAACTTTGAGGCAGATTATAAGTCAACGAAGAAACAGAACACGTTGAGAACTAACGAAAACTTATTCGCAGAACGTTTGAAAGAGTTTAGAAAACTCAAGAAACAAGGAAAGATTATACCTTGGAACATGAGAACTGAAGAAGAAAGGGGTGGTTTCTAATGGCACAATCATTCAGTGTCAAAGCAGTTCTTGAAGCTGTAGATCAAAGCTTCAGTTCAACTATGGAGAACGCCGATAAAACTGTTCAGAACTTCAGTTCAGACATAAACAAGAAACTATCGAGTGTTGGTAATGCCATGATGGTTGCTGGAGCCGCTACTACTGCCATGGGTGTTGCTGGGTTAAAGAACTTTGGTCAATTCCAACAATCGCTTAACACTGCAGCAGTTGTTGCTGGTGGAACTTCCAAAGATATCAGTGGCTTAGCTGATGTAGCGAACCGAATGGGGGCTGACTTACCAATCAGCGCCCAAGATGCTTCTGATGCGATGGTTGAAATGGCTCGTAACGGTGCTTCTGTTGGCCAAATCAAAGAACAATTCCCAGCTATTGCACAAGCAGCAACTGCAGCCGGTTCTAATTTACAAGCAACTGCAGGGGTGGTTCAGCAAGCAATGAACATTTGGGGAAGCTCATTAAAATCACCTAAACAAGCGGCAGAAATCTTAGTTCAAACTGCTAACATGTCCAATGCGTCAATTGAGGATATGCAACAGGCGATGGCGACCTTCTCAGGAACCGCTAAGCTTGCAGGTATGAATATGCAAGATTCCACAGAAGCAATAGGCTTGCTTACAAACAAAGGTTTTAGTGCTGCACAAGCATCGCAAGACTTAAACAATGCTGTGCTTCAAATGATAGCACCATCTAAGATGGCTAAAGAAACAATGAACGACTTAGGCATTAGTTTTACTGATGCTCAAGGGAAAATGAAGCCTTTTCCACAAATTCTTCAGGAATTAAACAAATCAATGGAAGGACTCAGCGATAGCGAGAAGACCCAAAAACTCAAAAAGATGTTTGGTACGTCTGGTATGGCAGCCATTGCACCTTTAATGGATGCAATGAAAAATAAAACCAACGATTCTACTAAGAGTTGGGAAGCTTGGTCTAAAGCAGTTGATAAAGCGGCAGGAACAAGCAAAAAAGCTAACAAGAGCCTTAACAGTCAAGCTGCAGAAATGCAAAAAAATGTCGGTGCTAAGATCGAGCAAGTTGGCGGTAACTGGGAAGCGTTACGTAACACCTCACTCAATTCTCAAAACAAAATAAGCGGTGGCTTGTTAGACATGATTAACAACACTTTGTCATGGGCTAATGCTTCAAATAGTGGTATTGCTAAGGTCATCCGAGGCTTTGTTGGATTAACACCAGTACTTGGCCCAGTTCTTACAGCAAGTGGAGCATTTTTAAAAAATGTCGGACAGATTGGAAAAGTAGTGGTAGGAGCAGGCAAAGGTATTTGGAATTTAGTTTCTAAATTTACTCCTTTGAACCGAATGTTACCAAAAACCAGTGCTAAAATGAACGAGATCGAGCAAAACACAAAAAGAGCTGGTAAGTCTGCTGGCGATTCTTCAAGCAATTTCCTACAGTTAGGAACTGCAGTTCTTGAGATTGGTGCTGGTGTTGGATTAGCGGCCGCAGGCATGGCTTTACTTGTTTTTGCAACAGCTAACTTGGCTAAGCAAGGCATGGCTGGAGTAGGAACACTAGTGGCTGTTACTGTAGCTTTAGCTGCAATCGTTGGAGTTGTTACAGTAGCAGGTAAGGCAATAGGTTCAATTGGTCCACAAGCACTGATGGCTTATGCAGGAATAGCACTCTTAGTTAGCTCATTTGCTTTGCTTGTTTTAGCTGTAACTAAGTTTGCTAGTACTGGGAAAGCCGGAATCGAGGCATTAGTAGCAATTACTGTTGCAATAGTTGCTATGACTGCTGTATTTGCGTTAGCCGGTCCAGTATTAACAGCTGGTGCAGCCGGTTTAATTGCTTTTGGTGCTGCGGTTCTTATGGCTAGTGTTGGGATTGCGCTAATTAATCTATCATTAGCGGTGCTTATTAGTGCATTTTCTAAATTAAGTGGAAATATCTCATCAATAGTTCCTTTGTTCACAGCAATGGGTAAGGGCTTGGCATCTATGATTACTAGCTTTGTCCAACAAGTCGCAACAGCGGTACCGCTTATCGCAAGCTTAATTGCTAACCTGCTTACACAATTGGTTGTTCAAGTTTCCCAACATACTACTACAATTGCTAGTACAGTCCTTAAAATGTTTGTTCAAATTCTAGCAATAATAGCTCAAAATATGCCTCTTATCATGCAACAGGGATTAGCTATTATTCAAGGGTTCTTGCAAGGAGTTTTGCAAGGAATACCGATGATTGTTACCTATGTAGGACAAATTATTGTTGCTTTCTTGGATGCTTTAAATGTGCAATTACCTTCAATTATCCAAGCCGGAATCAACTTGATTGTTACTTTTATCGAAGGCATAGCACAAGGTCTACCACAAATCATTCAAGCGGCGGTTGATCTGATTGGACAATTCTTAGTAGGACTTGCAGAAGCTATGCCGCAAATTGCTAATTATGCACTTCAGGCAGTAATGCAATTTGTTTATGGTGTAGGCTATGCGTTAGGTGAAGTTCTTGCTTCTGGTCACAAACTTATTCAAATGTTTATCAAAGGTGTTGAAGATGGCATAAGTGGATCAAACAGTGCTGGTATGAAAAATGCTAATGCTGCAAAAGATGGAACTTCAGGAATTAGCTTATTTAGTAATGGTAGTGCGATAATCAACAGTTTCCTTAATGGTATGCAATCTGCATATGCAAGTGTTAAATCATTTGTTTCTGGGATTGCAAGTTGGATTAAGAAACATAAAGGTCCTATTAGCTATGACCGTAAATTGTTAATCCCTGCCGGTATCGCAATTATGACCGGTTTCAACAAGGGATTACAAGACCAATTTTCAATGGTTCAAAAAGGTGTATCTAACATGGCTGGTGCAGTATCTGATGCAGTATCTAGCAACTTAGAAACAATTACAGTGCCAAGTCCAAATACAAGGGACTTTATGAACACCATGAACGCTTTACAAAGTGCTAATCAAAATCTATATAGACAACATTCTGTTGGCTTTGGAGGAACTTTCAGCGATAACTTAACGATTGATAGTCCTACCATGGCGCAAGAAAACAATAGTTTGTTACGAAAGCTTGCAGATAAGAAACAAGATATCTACTTAGATGGAAATGTACTTGTTGGTGGAACTTATGACAGATATAACCATGCTTTTGGTAATGGAGTAAATTTACAAGGTAGGTGGAATTAATGCAATACGAATTTAGACCATTAGAGCCTTATACCGGCGAAGAAGTCAAGAACGAACCAATAGAGGGATTTGTTTTCAATGGCTTTGATACACGTAAAAATGGTTGGTGGTTGGTCGAACGTAATGCTCCACTACCTGACGAACAAGAAGTTATTGAGAGTGTGCCTTATAGACAAGGGGTTTCTGATTTCTCTACATATAGAGGAGATAGGTTTTTCAAACAAAGAGAAATTGAATACAAACTTGTCTATTTTGGAAAAAATGGAAATTACGAGGATCGCAAGGGGATTGAACAGGATCTTAAGCGTAGTTTGTCGCCTTATGGAGTTAGTCCTTTATATGATACGCACGACTCAATCTATCATTGGCAAGGAAAAGTCAAAGACATTAGTGTTGATGATAATGAAAGCAATGGAACCTTAACAGCTACCGTTACATTTGATTGCTACCCATTCGCAATCAGAAATAATGATGAGTTTGACGATTTATGGGACGACGTTTATTTTCCACACTGGATATTCATGGATAAGCGTTACACGATTGATGGGAAAACTACCGTTGACTTGGATAATATCGGAAGTCGCATGATGGAAATTACCGTTAAAGTTGTTTCCGGAACAGTTAAGTATGACGAACTCACAATTAATACAGGCAAGTCATATAGCTTTAGCTTACACAAAGGAAAGAATTCGCTTGTTTTTGATGGAAACGGAGTTATAGAGTTATCCGGAACTAGAGAGGAGATGATTTAGTGCGATATAAGATTGTTGCTTATGAGAGTTCTGCAGTTGATGCACCATGGCACAATATCTATTATCCAGCGTTTTCAAACAAGTATGTTATATCGGCAACACTAAATTTGAAACTCAATGCGATTGAAGATTTAACAGTTACGGTTGATAAGAATTCATGGCTTTACGATAATGGAGAACCGTTTAAAACGCATGTTAATGTTTATAATTTATCTAACAATAACGAGCTAGTGTTCAGGGGAAGATTAGTAAAAGTTACGAAAAAAATGGATAACAATGGAGCTTTTAATCAAGAGCTGATATTTGAGTCTATCCTTTCTTACTTACTTGATAGTGGGCAACCAGCAACAGAGAAACCTTATACAATGAATCCAACTCAATTCTTGGATTTGGTCCTTAGTCAACATAACAAGAGGATGCCGGAAGATAAGCATGTTTATTATCAGATAGGCAAAGTCGATAATAGTTTGGAACCGAAAGGAACATACGATTATGATTTTGGCTACAAGAACTCATGGGAAATTATCAAATCAATGTTGATTGATAGATTGAAAGGATATTTAGCAGTTAAATATGGAATTAAGGATAATCATTATTTTGTTCTTTTTACTTTTGATAAAAAGCCAGGCGAAGACCACCCAGACCAAAGCGTGGAGATTGGTGTTAATATGAAGAGTGCAGATGTTGAGATTGATCCTACAAGCGTAGTTACAAGGCTTATACCTTTAGGAGCTACACAGGAGAATTTGTCTGATCCTACCAAAGAAACAAGCACTAAGGCAAGGTTAAGTATTCAAAAGGTCAATAACGGAGATGTTACTATTCATAATGATGCTTTAGAGAAACAATTCGGCATTATTGAGGGTTTTCAAGTGTGGGACGAAGTAACGGATGCAAACGAACTTAAAAGGTTAGGTCAAGAGTGGATGGCTAGACAAATCATATCAGTTACTAATTGGAAAGTAGATACCTTTGAAACTGATAATCGTACTTTCTATGTAG